GCTATTGAAATACTTAACGCTGCCATCCTTTCCTTGGTATTGCTTGCCTCGTAGGTTATAGCATACGGTTACGTTGTCGCCCACCATGTACTTATCCAGCATCGTGCATTTGTCTTGTGTGAATTGAATGGTGATGTGTTGCGGGTATTTGTCGGCAACGGTGACGACCATTTCGCGTTTGGCGAAGTTGTCGTTTACTTGTTGGGTGTTGTAGATTTCTCTAATTGTACCTGTGATTGTGTTCATTTGTTTTAAATATAAAATTGGTTAATAATTCCTGTAAATAATTCGTTCGGCAATGCCTTGGCATCATCACTCACGTTGGAGTATTCGTGTTCAGTCCAATGCTCATCACCTTGGCTTCTATTAACGTGTTTTACCGACATTGTGATACGTACATCCGTGCGCCCCTCAAAGTGAGTTAAAATCTTATCTAATAGCTGCGTGTTAAGTTCGCTGCAATCTGCTGACCACTCGGCAATAAGTCCGAGTTTGTCAAGGGAGTACCACACATCTATCATAGCACCTCCGATATTAACTGATTAAACTCGCTTATTGTCAACTGCCCACATCCTCGCACGGTCAATAATTTGCCCTCGGTTAGGTCCTCCACGGTGTCGAATTTAGCCGTGGCTTTATTCAGCACATTCACCAACCGTTTGCTCATTCGGTGCTTGTTGTATTCGATAAACGAGCGCAATGGTGTGCGCCCGATTTCGCTATCTATCTGCGCCCGGTATTGCTGACAGATAAGAAGTGCCTTGTTGTAGTCGTTAAGCGTTATTTTGCTCATTGTTTGTTAATATAAAGTGAACGAATTTAGGATTGTCGATGTAATCTTTACCTGCAAGGTGTATGGTTTCAACACCACTTGCACATAGCTTAATGATGTCATCGTTTTCTTTGCTTTCCCACGCAGCTATTAACTGCCCTGTGGTGTCATAAAGGTAGTAGTAATCAGTATCGCTTTCGTACTGTAATTTTTCAAGCGTGTCTGCATTGAGCCACGTTGTTAGTGTTGTTGTAATTGTTGTAATGTTCATAGGGTTTGTTTTTGATTAGGGTGCAAATATGGGGTTTAATTTGATATGTATTTGTTAAGATTTGTTAAAAGGTTAAGTTAAAACTATACCTGCTTGCAATAAGCATTGCTCAATTTCATCAATTCCTTTTTTGCCAATATGCCTAAAATTGCGCAAATCGGCTCTCGTATAATTTTTTAAATCACCAAGTTTATTAATATTATTTTGTTTCATAATATTAGTAATTTTAGCGCACAAACCTGCGTCATAAATATAAGTATTTTCATCCAAAATCAAATGAGTAAACTTCTTATCTTCCAATGCTGCTTTCATTCTATCAAGTTTTAAATAAACTTGTTTTTTATAATTGTTAACTATTTCTATTGCTTTTAAAAATTCTTCTTCTGTTATCATTTTTTATTAATTTTTAAAGATTAAACCTCACTCATTATAGTCACCACCCTCATCCCCGACAACCGTGCCAATTCAACATTCTGCTTTATCCTGTTACGGAATGCTTCGGCTTGGTGTACGCTTGTGAAATCATCATCTAACTTTGACACTTTGCGCTTTAACCGCTCGACAACATCGCTGATAATATCAACCACATCGTGAATAGTTGTGTTGTGTACCATTGCAATTTCGGTTGTGGTTAAGCCGTTGTTGTATTGCAGCCACATATCCCAATGTTTAATCTCAATAGTTGCAGGTCGGATGCTATCCCGGTACGCATCTGACACCACACGTATTGCTTTGCGTGTTTTAGTTTTAGCCATTTGCCACCTCCTTTCTCCATTCAATAAGGTGCGTATGCAACTCATTGAAGTTTGTGCATCTGCGAGGTTGGGTTAGTTTCGCACCGCCATTAATTCGTGTTGCATTGGCAGTTGGGATGTGGCAGAATATTGCCTGCATCCATTCTCGTGCGCTGAATTGAGCGCGGATTTCTTTTAGTAGGTTCATAGGTATTTGGGGTTTAGTTTGTTGTGTATGCGATATAATTTAGCGGGTAGCGGGTAGTTATGACCAATGCAGTTGGAACGCTCAAAAAAGACGTTGTTGCGAAATAAAATCTGCATATCGTTTGTTTTGTTTATCAAAATAATCCTTATCAATTTCGCATCCGATAAAGTTTAATTTATATCTATTCGCTGAAATTCTACTACTGCCAGAACCTAAATGAGTATCAAGTATTTTCATCCCATCTTTTGCGTATTTGTAAAAAATCCAATCGTATAATTTTACAGGTTTTTGCGTTGGATGAAATTTACTTTGTTTGTCCAAATAAGCCGAGTATCTAAACATTTTAGGAGCTTTATCGTACGAAGTCCAAGCCATTTCACAATCTGCAAATGATAGTCCTTCTGGTATTTCTTTGTCCCAAATAATGTAGTTTTTACAAGGTGGCAAATCGAAGTAATTTCCACCCCAAATAATTTGCTCTTTTGATACTCTAAATAATTGTTCAAAATATTCAGCAGTTGGCGTTTCTTTATCCCAGTCTTTTGGCTTCCATTTTCTATTTTGTATTTTAGAAGCCTTTTTGCTTTTACCTGCGCCCATATTCATATTAGCTAAATCTAATCCGTATGGTGGGTCAACAACGGCTAAATCAAAGTAATTATCTGGATAACGCTTCATTACTTCAATACAATCTTCGTTATAAACATCGGAGAAGCACTGGTCATAACAAGTGCTATAAGAAATAGCGGGTTCTGTGCTTTCTGAAAGTTCAGGTGTATTTTTAAAATCAGTCATAAATTTAAAGTTTAGTTTTTATTAATCCGCTACTTCTCATAGCACCATACGTTATAAGCAATTGCTAAGAACCTGCTTCCAATTGACTTTTTCGCCACAATAAGGACAGTAAACAAATCTGCTTAAATATCCTTTTCTACCATCTACTATTTGATTTTTAGTTTGTGGTTCACCATTCAATAATCCATACTTTTTAAAAGTTGGTTGAATGTTTACAATCTTTTCTACTTCATAATCAATGGTAGATTTGTTTACTTTTTCTCCGCTAAGAAATCCTACTAAGCAATCGCAACTGCTTATAACATCGGTTTTGCAATAGTGGGGCTTTTGTGCTTTATTGGTCATTTGTATTTCTATTTAAGTTTAGTTGTGGGTTGAACATTTGTGCCTTGAAACCCCACCATCGCAAAGCCGCAATCCGTTATAGGGCATTTAAAGAAGCCAGCCGCACAAGTACATCTTGCGGAGTGTGCCCATCAAATTCAAAATCCGCTTTTTCCGTAATTGGTACTTGGAATAAATCCCAATCGCTCATTTTATAATGGTTGCTTATTTGCCCGCTTGGTAAAATCGCTACTACAATAAACCATCCGCCCCCAAAACATAATTCACCATTATAGTGTTTTACACTTTTGTGTACTTGGTATTTAGCGTTACCATTGCCGTCACCGCTTTTTGCCCATTCATTAAATAAGGCGGCATTATATTGTTTCCTAAAATCATACAATTCATTAAAAGTATGGTATCCGTCCGATAGTTCGTTTTCTTTAAATTCGGAATCATTTGCCTTACCCCATTTAATTAAATCGTTAATAATGTCAATAAATTTACGTTCCATTTTGATAAGAATAAACGCCCTATAACACAGTATAACCAAAATTGGGGGCGTGTGCCAGTTCGGTTATTTCGCTCACTATTGTAATTTTTAGTCGGTGGACAGGTAAGCGTTTCAAATCCCCCAACTTCGGTTATACTCAACGTTATAAGCAAGCCGAGCTCTCAGCTCCGAACAAGCCTATCTGTTCAACATTATTTGCATTATAGATATTCATTGCACTTTCAAATATTGCCTTTCCAATTTCGGGGTCAACACAATTACGCAACAATTTATCTTTATCATTAAAATCATATTTACTCAAATCAAACCCTAATTTGTCAAGGTTATTTTGCCTAATTTTAAATTGTGCCTCACCGCCTAAGTCTGATTTTTTGCCATTCATTCTACCAATTTGTTTTTCTACTTTTAAGTTAGGTATTTTGAAATTTGACCAGAAATAATGCCTTCCGCTAATTTGAGGTTTTATTAAAGGTTCATAGTATGATTTTACATTTTCAATACAATATTTGCCTTTAAAAAACTGCTCCAACAATATTATTTCTTGATACAATCCCATATCTGGATACCTAACTATTCCTTGTGGATTTAAAAAAAAATTAGTTACTGAATGAGTAGGGCAAGGCGGTGATGCCCAAATAAAATCAAACTCCGAATAATGCTCTAATAAAAATTGGTGAGCATCTCCTACAATAACCTTGTCATTAGGATATAAGTCTTGATAAATTGTTGCTATTTTAGCATCAAATTCTACTGCGGTAATATCGTGTTCGTTTCCCCACAACTTTCTGTTGCCCCCGATACCAGCATATAAGTTCAATATTTTCATTTCAATTTAAGTTTTTCGTTAATAATCCGCAACTACTTATAACACGGGTTTGGCAAAAGTGGGCAGACACATCCTGCTAAATTTGAGCATCCTAAAAGCCCACCTTCGCCAAGCCCGAAAACGTTCAATCCCCCTCCTCATCATTTATCCGCTTCACCACCGCCTTGTATTCGGCAGTAGCTTTAAGCCGTTTTATTTCGGCTCGGATGTGGTCACGGTACATTTCGGGTATGCGTATACGCACGGCTTTTGGCTCTAATTTGCGCCCTTGGTTTCGGTCGGAGTGTGGTCTGGTCATAGGATGTTTATTGTTACGGAGTTCATTGTTGTGCTTAAATTTAACGATGTTCCATTTATACAAATTCCAACTGAACCTTGCCTGTTTTTTACCGTTGCTTTTTCAATATCAATACCAACGTAATGAGGTATTGATAATGCTATTAAATCTTTTTTATCATTGATAAACTTCGGCAGGTAGTGTGCCGGGATGAGGTCGAATTTTTCTTGTGTTGTCATAGGTTTAGTTTTTAGAATTATTACGTTGTGATGTTGCCGCCCAAGTGAGCGTAGCAGTTGTGAAGATTACAAGTAGGATTGATGCCATATGGGGTTGTTTTATGGGGGCATTGCTGCCCCCGTTGGTTAGTTAGTTAGTTGTTTGTTTTGTTTTGCCCATTCTAAACATTTTTCACAAACAGCGGCTTTATCTTCTAAAAATAATCTTTTAAATTCAGTTGATTTTACAACATGTGTACCTTTTCCGTTTCTAAATAAATGTCTGCCGCACTGCATTCTTTGTGGGTGTAATTTGCCGTTTCCTAAACTTGCAAATAAATGTGCTTTGTAATTCATAGTTAGTTAGTTTTTTGTTTGTTTCTATGGCACAAATATCAACATAATATCATTACCTCCAAATATTTTAACATATTTTAACAAATATAAATACACAAGTGCCTGTAAATCAGCAACAAAAAAACGCAGTCCCTTACGAAACTGCGCCTTACTATGAACAAACACCGCCTATGATAACGATGTGCAAATATAATAATTATTTCACAACCGCCAACACTCCTAAAATAATTACTCCCAACACCGCCATGCGCTTGTGTCTGCGTTGTTTTCTTATCTCTTTATCTTGCGCTACTATGAGCGTTGAGTCAGCCACAATAACGCTATCTTTAACCGCAATCTCAACTTCTTTGATTTGGACCAACGTGTCGCACTCTTGGACCACCAACTGAATGAAAGTATCACATTCCGCAGGTGCAATTGAACGAATATACTTCACTCTGGTAACGTATATCGTATCACGCTCACGGCTTTTACTCTCCGCTATCCTTGCACGTTCCCGCAACACTTCTGTTTGAGTGAGCAAGCTATCAATGTTGTGACCGATATTAAATGGCTCTACGTTCGTTCTGTGGCACGTTCGGTAAGTCATTGCTATAAGCACTAACAACAATGCGGCTAACTGCAAGTAAATTCTCATACTACAATAATATTTTTAACATCAACTTTGAACGGCACTCGGACACCGGTATGATCTTCTTCTGCATACGACCCTAAAGTATATCCAATCGGCAACGTTCTACGGCTCGGGAATGTAAACCCTTGCGCTGTTTCGTTCACTATGCAATAATACTCATAACGGCTCATTTTAAGCGTTACGTGGCAAAGTTCGCCCACTTGCACCTCACAAATGTATTTGCTTATTTGCTTGCCGTTAAGATAGGTGTACAGGAATAATCTGCAAGTGCTTGTGTCTTCGCTTCGATTGATGCCTATTCTAACTGAATTTACGTGATGATGCCCACGGCTAAACCCCGCAATCTTCTGTATGCCCTCGCTCGGCTGCATATCGGGTACGGCAAACTTAAAGGTCATTATTCGGGGGTTGCACACTAACATCCTGCGCCCTCCTCTCTTCGATCTATTCTCGGTTCGGGTGTGTTATTGCGTAAGTTAACTATCTGCTCAACGGTTACTATCCCCATACACACCGCAGCGAATATAAGCCACGCATACAACGCTTCTATTTGAGCGGCTGCGGGTATTAATCGAGCGGTAATGTATATTGATGTTGCAACGGCTGCGAATGCCGATAGTTTCCGAGCAGAATAGTTGCCCTTGATGTTTTTGAATGATTGGAGTATTTTCATTGCTTGTTTATTTCATGTTGTAAATACCACAATGCTTTTTGCAAATCTTGCTTTCGGTTGCCTTTTTTGTCCGACCTTAACACATATTTTATAACATTCGCCAACTCAAAATTCAAGTTGTAGTGGTTGATTATTTTTATCACCTCCATTGGGTTATCCTCGCCTCCGTAGTGCTTTGGATGGTTGACTGCTTCGCTCATATCACCTCCTGCAACTTCAACCGTTCAAACTCTTTTATTGTCATCGTAAACTTATTACCGCTTTCGGCTGCGAACTCCATATGTGGCATTAACTTACCACCAATGGGTATGTTAATTAGTCGCAAGTAGGTTATTACTTTGCCCGAGTAGTTGTATCGTTTGCCTTTAATCATAGTATTGTCAATCTAAAAGAGTTAGTACCAATAACCGTAAGCATTTGTTTTAGCGTTGCATTTGAGCGTGTTAGTTCAACGATGCCATCACCGTTGAGGTCAGCATAGCCACGACCAACACCGATGCAACCTAATAGGTCTGCTTTGCGTGTGTTAGGGTTCTTACTGCCGACATAGTTGGCTTGATGAATTAATATCCAACTGCGAGCGGGTACGTTTTGAATATGATAGTGCCTTGGATATTTTGCGCTTTCACGATAAACTACGTTATAAGTTCCAATAGGTATGCAGGATATTTGCGGTTGGTTATTCAGCCACGGCAATTCAATCGTGTCGCAATCGAATATTACTGCGTTGTTTTGCCTTACAATCAGTTTGCCGAGCGTTTGTGTTCGCTGCGGGATGCGGGTGAGTGTTGCTTCAATCATCCCTTTATCGATTTATACCAAGTGAATAAAGTAATCGGCAACGTTGCAAGCACAGCACTCAATGAAAAGCAAACGAACGCTTGAAGCACTCGGCTTTCCATTGTAATAATTTCTAATGCAATGTTTTTAAAGTCGGATAATACCGCAGTATTAATCACGACTGAAACGACCGCAAACACGGTCGTTTGAAATAATTTTTTTTGATTTCGGCTCATCTTGCTGCCCTCCTATTCTTTGCCTTACGTGCTTGCGAACGATAGGTTTGTTTAGTGTGGTAGTAAGGAATGTATATTGGTGATGTGCCGTAGCTTACCGATGCTGCTTCATAGCCAACATTTGGATTGGTAAGTGTCATTGTTTGAGAGTCACCACTTGCCATCATTGCAGCCAAACCTGCAAGTAATACTGATTTGTTTTTCATAGGTTTTTAGTTTTAGTTCGCCGCAAATATACAAATATTTTTTATTCTCGCAAACCTAACCAAACCAACACCGCCCCTAACACGGTCTTAACCGCCCTGCGATACTCTGCTCGCATAAGGATGACAAACACAACGGCCACGATTGCAACCGCTACGAATGGCTTAACGACCGTTAGCGTTTCGTTGGTCATTTTTTAACCTTTCCAACTCAATTTTGTTCTTTTTGTACGCAAGCCAACCGTTGACAATACCTAAAATAACCACGATTAACGAACCTATTTTTATTGCCCACTTAGTAAATTCGTCCATATCAACTCCGCTTGTATAAAGTTCAACAAATAAAGTAGTAGTGCCTATCATCACTTGCAGTATAGCACCTAATATAGTTCCGCCAAATAAATCAGTAATCGTGCTGTGCGCTTGCGCTATGTCGTGGTTCATAAGGTTTCAACTGCTATTTTGAGTTCATCCATTGTTTTGTATTCGGTGTCGGCAAGGTAAACATATCTAATTGAATGTTCAAGTTCGATATGGCATCCAACATCATCAACTTGCTCAAAGTAGTTGCTTGTTACTTTTAAATTGTATATTATCATGTTAAAGAAATTATATTGCAATTTGAACTGTCGCCAGTTGAAGCATTTTGTATGGCTACGATTAAGAAACCCGAAACAGTCCAATTAATTGCAGCCGTTGTTAATGCTGCTGCAACTGCACCGTAACAATTATTAGCAGCAGTTGTTGCGTTAAATACTTGTGTTCCATTGCCTGTTCCATCAGCAACTTCAATTCCTAAATGCCTAATTGTAAATTGCGTTGCAGTATTGTTTGACCCTGTGCTTGCAAGCAATATAGCCCCTGTTAATGATGCAGTTGTATTCCAATAAAGTCTAACCGTTGCACCACCTGCTGTACCTGTTTTTTTAATTTGAAAAAATACAATTGGAGCATCATTTGCCCCTCTTGCATTTGCTGATAACGTCAATGTTTTACATAGTGTATTATTAGTTGTTCCAGTAACCGCAGTACCATCACCAACACTTGCAATTCTTGACAATGAATTTATCTGCGTTTGAATGTTACTTGTAACGCCATCTAAATAGCCAAATTCGGTATTGCTTACATTCGCATTAATGTCGGTTGCTGCTACTTGCCTTGCTGTCCATAAACCTGTTGTTGAATTGTAAAACAAACCATCCTTGTTGACAGGCGTTTGCGCACTTACATCATGCAATTCATCAAGTTCATAACCATTCTGCACTTTCACGTACATTCTACCTGCTGAACCTGCGCTTGCAGTGGTTACCGTTGCAACATAAACTAAATGATTTGGTGCAAATGGCTTTGTTCTTGTTATCGCTCCGTTTGTTGCTCCCAAGTAAACACTATCACCGTCAACAAATGGTGAACCTAATATGCTCAACCCATCAATTAAACCTTGCAATATAATTATACCCTTTTGATTGGCTGCTATACTTGATGAAAACACAACACCAACTGTTCTTGCTGATGTAGCATCACTTGTATTGTTTGCTAACTTAACGGTCATTCTATCACCTGTACCACCAAATGCATACACTACTTGCCCCTTTGTAATAGATACGCTTTCAGCATTGGTAACGTATGCAAACAAGCTATTAGGCGAAGTTCCGATACATTGAAAACCATCCAATGTTGAGTTGAATACACAAAGCATTTCAGCACCATCCCATATATCGCCACCAATCAAAGCACCATCGTTATTGCGGTATAGTGATTTTGCCCCAAGCGTGTTAATGTTCAACGTTGCTGCGGTTGTGTTTCCGTTTGTAAATCGTATTAAGTAAGTGTCCCCATCAACATACCCTGTAACACCTACTATTGTTGTTGTGTATGTGTCAGTACCTGCTGCGGTTGCCTTTGTGATGCCGCCTAAACCTGTCAAATCACTCAACATTGCAAAGGTTTCTGTGCCTGTTAGTTTGTCGGGTAGTTGTGCGAAGTAACCTGCGGTTGCTTGTGATGCATTTATGCTTACAACTCCTGTATTGCCCGTTGCTATGTCTATTACACCATTGTTTAATGTTGTTGCATTCCCTGCCCCATCATCCGATGATAATTTATTTGTCGTTGCAAACCCAACATCCGTAACTTGTTGCAAGTCGGGTGTGGAAGTTGTAGCGGTAAATGTATCGGTTGTGATGTTGTAAGTGCCTATTGTACCCGAAGCCACATCGATTGCATACACAACATTAGTATTGTTAGCTATGGCATACACTTGCAAAATAAGTGTGTTGCCTACCGCATCGGTTACGTTGTACAATGTTGTAGTGCTTAATGATGAGGTTGTTTGTAACCCTTGCAAACCTGTTACGGTTGTGCTTATTATCGAAGCATTCCCACTACCTACCAACACCGTGAACGTATCTGTGTTGATGTTGTATGTACCAATCTCTGCCGTTGTCAAGTCAATGGCAAATGGGTAAAGTGTGATGTTACTATCGGCAATTACTAACAATATTTTAGTAGCACCAACGGCATCGTTTACTTGATATAATTTGTACCCAATTGCGGTGTTAGTGGTCAACAAAGTAACCAAATCAGCACGTGATATATTCTCGTTGTAATAAGATGAAAACATACTCCCAACCGCATCAAGTCCAACGTAACCATTGGGTTGGTCTTTATCCGAAATTATGTTCGGTGATGAGTCGAGCAAATTCACAAGTCGGTCTTGTGCATTCTGCCCGGTAATGAAATTTATTACGTTGTTAAAGATATTCGTAGTAATATCCGTGAGCATTTGCGCTCTATTCTTCTGTGCCATCTTTACGGAATGTCAAATGAGTCATCAAAGCTATTATCAAATGAAGCACCATACACGTTCGTGCTAACATTGCAAACGAACACGTTGTCGGGTTTCAAATATTGTTGTGGTAATTGGTCGTGAGTCCAACGTGCCGTAATGGTATACAACACATCATCTTTCACGCTATTTTTTATTGGTAAATTTACCGTTAAATTGCAAGGTCTTTGCGCCAAGTGTAGCATCGTTTCTGTAATGAATGCAAGGTAATAATTTCTACTGCCATTTATCGCATTGTAGTGGTCTACATTGCCATAAAAGTCGGGGTCTTGATACGTTACGATGTGGTTAAATGCCACAAATGTTTCTTCGCTATATCCGTAACCTCTGCCGTTGATAGGGTCTGCATTGTACTCGCCATTAGTTTCGGGCAATAATACTATCATTCCAAGGTTCACACCTGCCTGCCACACGACAGGGTTTTCGGGGTCAATTATTACTTGATTATAAAACGATTTGTGTATCAATGCAACACCTCGCACTCGACCCATTTCGGCCTCGCAGGTGCAAGATTGATGCGTTGGTATTTCATTGCAGTTACTCGGATAGTAAGCCATTGCGTTGAGGTTTTAAAATTGATGCGACCTTACGGGGTCGCTAAATCAATTTATGGTACGTAACAAGTAAACACGTTGTCTGGTGTTGTCGCTTCCGCAGGGAAATTCTCCGATGTCCATTTTACCTCGATATCCCAAGTACGCTCCAACTTTAAGTCGTTTGCGATAGGGTTCTTTGGTACGATTGTACACGGTTCATCACTTATTGCGATTACGGTTTCACTTCTGAATGCCACGTGGAAATTGCGCGAACCTTTGATTGAGTTGAAATGTGGTTGGTTGCCAACATAGTTAGGGTCTTTGTATGATAACATAAAGGTGTAGCTATTCAACTGCTCCTCTGTATCACCGTAACCTTGCCCCATATTTGGTGTTCCGCCATCAAATTCACCCTGTACTTCGGGATAAACATAAATGTCACCCGATGCGATACCTGCCGCCCATAACGATGAGTTTTCAATGTCGGTAATGAGCGTTGGGTAGTATTGTTTGTTAACGAATGCAACTGAACGTACGCGAGATAATTCAACCCCGCAAGTTCCGCATACGTGGTCTGCGATGTTTGAGTCGCAACCCGATGGATAATATGCCATTTTTATTTATGGTTTTAGCATACGCAGAAATCTTGACAACCTCTGCGGTATGTTGATTTGATTGTGTATCGGACTGCTATTAGTCCATATTGACCTCCAACTCTCACGGTTGGTTCGGTGCATTCTTCTTTGAAAACAACGTTGCTATTCATCTCCGTACTTGCTACCTCGATAGTGCAACCGAATATTTGCAAGCTCTCACACGTTGCTTTACTCATCACACTTGGAAGCGCGGACACAAACCAATCTTTAATCGTTTCAAAACTGATTGCAGCGCGTGTAAATATTATTAGTTGAACAGGTGTTGTTTCCTCTACCTTGTCCATTTTGTTTCCGTAATCAAACTCCATCAAGTTGAATGATGAGGTTGATGTTCTGTGATACCAACTTAATTTATATTGGTCTTGCAAAAAAGGATTGATAATATCCTCGCCATTAATAATGCCTGGGTATCTTTTTTCGCCATCGAAATAAAAGTCAGCCATACCAAACGCACGTTTGTTTTCAACCTTGATGGCTGCTAACAATGCTTTGTCAATCTCTGCTATGATGGTCTTATTTTGCATTTAATATTGCTTGTGAGGTAGCTTCGGCAGCTATGCGAGTGATTTCTATTTCGTGTTCGGTCAACTGCCAAATGTCACCGTATTTTTCTGTTAAGTGTTTTATTTTTTCATCGTTGCTTGGTGATGTGTTGCCTATCGTGTAACCGTTGTCAGTTGCTTTCAATGTGTACCCATTTTCAAGTTCACGTGTTAACGATGCAACAACATCCTTATCGGCAGTCCTATTGTAACGTTCACGCACTTTCATATAGCTATTTGAGTACGTTCCAATCTTACTACCCTTGCTATTCTCGCCTTTAACGTGTATTCGCTCGCGTAATTCGGGCAACACCGCCAAAGCAGCAGCGCGTGATATGGTTTCGGGGTTGTCTAACTCCCGAAACTTTGCAAGCATTGTGCCTATTACAAATGGTATGTTGTCCGTTATCTGCATTTATGGTATTTGACTGAATACTTGTACTAAACTATTGCATTCCAAACACGCATCGCACTCAAATTTTAAGCCACCTAATGCGTTCTTTAATGCCTCTTCGTACCTTACTTGGTACAAAGATATCAACTCTTTTGCTTCCTCGCGTTTAATCGATGTATAAAAGTTTACACGTTCCGAGTAAAGTCGTTCTTCCAAAAATTCGATGCCGAGTAGATACCAAAATGCTTCCGCAAATAACAACCTATTGTTGCACACGGCAGCGTTGTAACTGCATCCGAGTGTTACGGTAGCACGTAAACTATTAATGGTTTGATTTTGCACGTAATTGCCGTTGCTCTCTGCAAAGCCGTAAATGTAACCGCAACCATCAACACCATAGCACTCGTAAAAACACGATTGAAAATTTGCGTTAACATCTGCCGTTTGATAGGTCACACCGTTGACATCTTTGTCTTCGAAGCCGATGGCCAACAATGGTGCGTTAAATTCTTTTAATATGCTGATTTCATTCCAACCTGTCGATAAATCCGCCATCGTTAAGGTCTTTGTGAATAATACTTCTTTTGTGATGTAGTTGACAAACTTAATGTCAAGTGTTGTAACCGTGTTTGTTGCCGATTTATAAAAAGAAATGCGGTCAACTTGAAGCGTTTGAAATGGACTAATCACCCAATTCTCGTTGAGTGTCCACGCTTGCACAAACACCATCCCCTTAAACACGTTGTCACTAACGGCAGCCACTTCGGGTTGACCTGTTACTGATACGGTTCTGCGCACACGTTTAATGTCGTAACGTGTGGACATTGCGCTGATGATTTGGTTCTTTATTCGTGCCTCTGCACGCTCGTTGATGGCATCCCAAACACCGAGGTAGTTGACTTGTTCACTATTGGCTACTTGCTCAAATGATTTCAATGAAATACCGGGTAGGCTGTTTAACGAGTAAACAGCCCCCGATACCTCTGTAATTTGGCATCCTGCAAGTTTTATTAATCCTTGTAGACAAGCCATTTGTTAAGCGTTTGTCGCGGTGTAACGAAGTGCGCCATTGTTGCCTGTTAAGCGGTCAGCAGCAAGGTAAGCATCCGATGGTACTTGCCACAATGCAAAACGCTTGCTCATAATCAATGAGTAACCTGCGCCAAGTGTGGTTTCGCTATATCCAACGGTTGTTTCTTGTGGGCAATCGATTTCCTTTAATTGAAAGTCGATGTTTAACATTCCCAACATACCATCTGCACCCGGTAAATCAACAGGTACGGCCATATTCCAAAACGTTGAAGTACCTAACTTCTTCGCACGGAAACCTCTGTATCTGTCAAGTTCAACAAGTCCGAATGTACCCGGCATAAACACTCCGAATTGGTTTGAACCCCAAGCAGATGTTGCGTAAAGGTCGTGATACCAATCGATATTCCCAGCGGCAGCGTTGTTGTTCAACTGCGCATATTGAGTCATTGCGGCATTGCTCGCCTGTATCATTGCGCTATTTACTAAACCACTACCAATTACGATAGGTTTGCCATAACCCTCGTTCACTTGGTAGTCGGACAATACTTTTGTCCAACCCTCGCTAAACAAGTTGATAGTGTTGTCATCGTTAAAGTTAACGGTCACGGCTGAATTGTTGCCTGATACTGCGTTAGTACCCCATACAACTTGACCTAACAATGTTTGGTCAATCTTGCCTACAAATCCATTCATTGCAGCCATAAGACCTGCAAGGTGTTCTTGCATAAATGGTGTTGGTGCTGAACCGATTTGAACGGAAGCAGATGCCTCATCGCAGTAACGTGCGATTGTTGCATCATCGAAATGTAAACCAAACTTCACAATAGAAGTTGTGTCGATGGTCATTTCATCGTATGCCTGTACCAAGTCAACATCGCAGTTGTCGCTTGTTGACATTTGAGCAGGGATTGTACGATTGTAATACTTTAAGCGTAAGTCCTTGATGTGACCTGCTTGATTACTTAAAGAAAGCGCATCTTGAACAGGTGTCGCTTGTGCGCCTTTTTCAAGTGTTGCGCGTAATAAACCACTTGGAGTGATTTTGTGTTCGGGTGCGTTTTGGCCTATCACATATTTCATGTGCATAAGCATCGCGGGGCAATATCCTAAAGCCATTTTATTATTGTTGTTGTGCTACTACTTAAATCCTTCAAGTGCCTTATCTAAATCGGCCATTGCGTTGTTCGCAGCGTTGTTAAGTTTTGGTGGTTCACCACCTTGTGTCGGCTTCGGTGGCGGTGCGCTACCATTGCCATTTACTTTTATAAACTTATTGTCGGCCAAAGCCATGTTTGTGAGAGTGTCAAGGTCGAGTTCCTTTCCGTTGTCAAAGATAAACATTTTTTCATCATCTTTTGCAACTAATTTTAATTTTCCATCAATTCTTTTTATTGCAGCGTTCCTCTCGGCTAACTTTTTGTTTAGAAACTCGCGTGCAATCTTACGCTCAACATCGGTGTCGAACTGACCGGGCAATGGTTTTGAGCCGATAATGGCATCTATTTCTTGCTCTGTAAAGCGTTGTTCATACTCATTGCGCACACTATTAACGGCCTCATCACGCTCACGTTGTTGTTGTGATAGCATCAAGTTTAACTCGTTTATCTTTTGCTTCAATTCAGCATCATTCGCTTTCGTTTGCGGTTTCGTTGCTGCGATTGCTGCGATGGCTTTCTCAATCTTCTCAAACGTGTTCTTGTTTTCGCTGATTGCCTTTGCATCATCATCACTAACACCGTTATCTTTTAGCCACGACTCAACTTTCTTGTTGAATGGGTCGAGTGCGTTGCCGTAGTAATGTGCCTTTAATGTCGGGTTGTGCTTTGCCTCATCGATGGTGAGCAATGTTGGTAGTGCTTCCTTTACTTTGTCGGGTACTTCAAACGCTACACCCTTATTTTGCACGATTGCATTGAATTCTTCCGTGCCTTGTTGTATGCCTATTTTCGGCAAAAGTTGTTCTAAAATTTCAGCTAATAATGCCATATTGTTTTTGTTTTAAAATTAAAAATAATTGATTAACGACTACCACCGCAGCAACCGCCACGTGGTTTTGATGGTCTTGTTTTAGGCATTTTTTCCTCCTTTTTTTGCTGACTCAATCACCGCCAATCTTTCGGCAAATTCTTGATTTTGTTTTAGCAACATTGCAACGATGTCATTTGACTGCTGCGATGCTTGACCTTTGCGTTGTGCAGGGTAAAGTTCAGCGTGCGCTTCTGCCACTCCAATGGCTGCGGCTTCTTCAGCAGTCATTTCAACTTCCTCGATTTTGTACTTCTCGCGCTTGTCCTTTGATAAGGTTGACTTGTACGCGGTGTAGAAATCTTTGTTGGTTTTGTTTAGTGGCACGTGTTTTTCGTTACCTCGTGCATCGGTAATAAGTAGCAATTTGTACTTCTTTGTTTGTGTCGGATTTGTTTCCATTTGTTTATTTATTTAGTGAATTGATAATTGTTTTCGGTACTAACGCAGTCGGTACAGGGTACGCTTGATGTCCGCAATTGTAGCCACCTCTGTACACTTGAAAGTTGCTTGTGTTGGTATCTTCAATCATTCCATCGGGCAAACCTGTGCGGTCATAGATGCGACCTTTCATTGCTTTAAATTCTTCAAAGTTACCCTTGATAATTTGAGGTAGTTCGCTGATGTGGTAGTATTGTTTTTTTGTGAGTGCCTTGCAAAACGTGCGTGTGGTCTTGATGTTGCTACCCACGTATCGAAACCACTCCCAACCCAAGTCCGATGCAAGCACACTATTGACCGTTGCGGTATATTGATTGATTGAGTCGGTTGCAATTTGCTTTGTGTACTTCACAAGCGCGCCATCAATCTCGGGTGTGCCGTTGATGTAGTTGTTTAACTCCTTGGTCATCTTTGAGTAACTACCACCTGTTGTTGTGTAGGCAGTAATCATTTCGCGTATGGGTGTAATCAATTCGGTATTCAATCCGCTTTCGGTCAAGCTATCAACAAGTATCGAAACCGATTGTTTGCGGATGGCATCCATCACTTTGGGCGGTTTGAATTTCTTTTCAAGTGCCTTAAAATATGAGTAGTTGAGCGTGTCAACTTTCTCGTATAATTTACCAAGTTTGGTCACGCTTTCGAGGTAGTCCGTATCGTTTAAAATGATGTCTTCTAAATCACTTTTCAAACTCGATAACAACTGAATATTCTTAACGCTATTCGTGATCGTGTCACCTTGCACGATTAACTCCTTTTGGAAGCGCAGCAACCTGCGGTAAATCTGCTCTTGTATGGCAGGTATTGCCTCGTTAAAGGTAATCAATCCCTCATCAACTGCGTTTAAAACGTTTTGTATGTCTTTATTCGCTGCCAAGTATGGTTTCGATTAGTTTATCCTTAACCTCAATATTCTTCAACTTCTCGGTTGCGTATTGCTCCAATATCGCATACTTCTGCGCTTTGGTTAGGTTTATAAAGTCCTTGTTTTCGGCTATTGCACGGTCAACAAAGTCAAAAATGTACGTGCTTATGATGGCATCTAACTTCGACATCAATCGGTTGCTCACTAACAACGCTTTTTCTTCATCCGTTTTGCCCGATGCTGGGTCAAGTTCAAAGGCATTGCGTAGTTTATTCTGCATTTGGATGTCATTCGGAAAGCGTTTCTTGATAAACTCCAACTCCATCTCACTCAACACGGCATCGTTTAACGTGCTATCTTTGGCCGCTTTTATTTCTTCTACGATGGTTTGACTACCTAACACATCAAACGTATTAGGCACGATGCAAATCGGACACATACGCTTTAAATCTGCATCGGCATACAAACTGCCGTATCTCCACTTGGCAACAAGGAACGAAATGCGCTCCATCATTAAACCCAAGTTAGTGGCAACCGAATAAAACGTGTTGTTGGTTTCATCACGGTCGTATGCTTTTGCAACACCGCTTTGTTGTGCAGGTGCGCTCTCTAAAAACTGCATATTTACCGCAGCCAAAGCACGATAGCGCATTTCATTTATGCGCCTATCTTGTAACTCTGCTATCTCTGTTTGCTTTTGGATGTAACCCATTGGCGGTGTCGGTGCAGGTACTTCACCCATCGATGTCTTTGCGGGTCTTACACGCAATGTTTCGTATGGTGATAACGGTATTTGACCACCTTTACATTCGCTATTGGTACACGGCACACGCTCGTTTTCGCGCATAAGCCAACCGTTGCCGTTACAAGTCGCACATTGTTGGTCTTGATAAATCCAAACCGTTGAATGTATGTGTTGCGTAATTTCTGCACGTAGGTCACTAAACTCAATTGTTGCCACGTTCAACCACGGCAACATAGCACGAAAAACCGATTGGTACTCTCTGCCGAGTTCTTCTTCTTCCTCAACAATGCCACCGATGGTAAACCCGGGGAAGATGCCAAGGTTGTGAATTGACTGCTCAACCATCACATATTTGTTGGTCTTATAGTCACGTTTGTACTTGTTCCAACTATACTTGTCAATCGAATAGTAAACGTTCCTATCATCATCATCTTTGTAAACGATGGAGTTGCCCTCGTATGAGTAGATGATGCGGTCACTATTGATGATGTATGGTGTTGGCTTGGTGTATTCCGTTTCGCTTACTTCTTCTTCGTTCCATAAAATAATAACACCATTGACATCGATAACGGCTTGCTTTAATCCTACTTGAAAAGTCCAATTAAAAAGCGACTTCGATGCGGTAAAATGCTCGGTTAAATACACATCCAACTTCTCATCCTTGCTGATTTTGCTGAACTCGGATTGGTCGGGAAACTTTAACATAAACCCATCTGCACGTTGTATCTTGTTTAAGGAGTTTAACACACGGTCAAACACCTCACTAAACACAGGTTGGTAGGTTTTCTTGCGGTACTCCTTTACGATTTCGTGTTCGTTAGGGCGGTTTTCATCAATAAGTTTATGCGGATATTCATCATCCGAATAAATCATAAAATTTTCGTATTCTTCGCTTTCGTAATCGGGGTCTTTTATTATTTCCGTTACGATTTTGGCATCGATAATTGTGAACTTCTTATCCATTATAAATGTGTTCTATTTGCAATCCATTTCTTCTTTGGTTGCGCTTTAAAAATGTATCGCAAATTTAACATCTTTGCATAGATTGTGACCAAAACATCGTAAGCTTCACGTTGTACGGTTGGTATGTTGTTGCCTCCTATACTCAACCCGCAGTAACCCTCTGCTTTCATATCTTTTAGTCGTTTTTGTTTTCGGCTATCCATTGGCCAATAAGTCGGATGATAGTTGCTAATGTGTGGCTCAACATCAAGCTGGCACATTGCAATCCACAATGGCAATTCATCGGGTATGCAGCCGCCAAATTCGATATTCTCAACACGTATATTTTCAAAGTTTTCAACCCATTTGCTGAATACTTTGTGACCTTTCTTCCACCATATAAATTCCGAGTGTACATTCCAAATTCTTTCATTCGTAAAGCCGTATTTATCACGCACTTCGTAGATGCTCGCCCATTGTTTGCTATCAGCATTAACGGTTTCGGCATCAAATGTTGTAAAGCCACTATTTTTAATTGCAAACTCAACACCCCGCAACTTCTCAATCTCTGCATTAATAGACCCATCGTTTAACGCAAGCACATCGGCATCGATAAACAACGTGTAATCATACGGAGTTAACTCATCCATATGCGCTTTGGCTTTAATGTAGCATTCGATGTTATCGTTCAATGTGATATGCTCATCCTTGACCTCAACAAAGTCGGTAAACAAAGCCAAGTAATCTTCATCAAGTCGCGTGATGGTTTCTTTTTGGTGCGCCAAACATATCGGCAAGGTGCAATTATTAGCACGTAACGAGGCCGCTAACGAACCTGCTAATTGTCCGTAACCCTTTGCCCCAACTGCGATTATTAAGATGCCTGTTGTCATTTATGAGCAGTTTGAATTGAAGTTATTAAATGGAGTTTCAAAGATAGTGAAATCTGCTGACCAAATTGACACATTTTGCATCACTTCGGGAAAATTATTATTGTACTCATCCTCAAAACGTACACGAATGCCGTTTGTGATGTTGTCGGGATAAAATGTAACCTCATCGTGGTTAAGCGCAACAACTAAATTTTGATGCACTTCTTCGGGCACGTGGTCGACTAATGCCTTGTACTTCTTCGACAACCTTGCCGATAATAATTTACGGCTGCCATCACTACGCACATACACGTTCTTGTCGCTACTAATGATTGGTTCTTTGAGGTAGAACGGCAAGCGGACTGCGTTGATGGTGGGTAGTATCAAAGGCGGTGCAGGTGGTGGATTGATTTGTATAACTGCAACGCGATAATCAAAGCCAAATGCATTCTCGTTATTGAAGTAAGTAACACGTGTAGTTAAACATTTATCTGCAATTTTTTTAAAGCATTGATTTGAAACGAAATTTGATGAGTCATCAAATACAATCGACAAAGTAAAGCAGTCACCATCGAATAAGCCATCAAGCAAGTTCGATGCAAAAAAAGTAAACCAAATATTATAGGTGTTAGTACCAACAAGATTAACCTTTGCAATCACTCCTGTGAGTGGTACTACAAATGGCGGTGGAACAGGGTCATTGCGATATATTGGCGGTAAGTTTGCAGGGTCTAATAAATCGACATTCGTTGTCACTTGCACTTGAAATGACAAGTCATAAACATCGTAAATAGGCAAACAAAAATCTTTTTGAATACCACATATGGTGTCGGTAACATACTCACTTCTTCCGCTTTCGGTTGCAAAATTGTACCACGTTACGAAGCTATTACTTATATTAGTTATAGTAGCCATTATCTTCTCAATAGTAATTTAAAGGATGCTAACCCGGTATTCGGTTCGTGGCTCAATGTTACAATGTTGCCAAGGTATAAATCATTCCCACAACGGAAGCGGATAGCACCGTATACGTTTGTTTTTATCGCTTCAAACTGCACCATTGTTAGCGGTGCATCAAATGTCGCATATATTGTTTTCCAAATGGGTGTAGGTGCAACAACATCGGTGCTGATGATATTCTGTTGCTCCGACACAACACCTGTTTCAATGAAGCATTGGTCTGCAAATCGTGACTCGGCCAAGTAGTTTCCTGTGCCACTTGTGAACTTCAATGTTTCGTTTGTGATTGTCGGTTGTGCGCCTGCTAATGTCTTGAACCAGCGCATTAGATTACGCACAGGTGTCAATCTTAAATTCATTCGTGTCGATGGCGAGTACATATTTGCCGTATCCGATGCGCCTCTGTACGCATACAAACTGCCCTCATCGACAAAGGTATTTATTAAGAATATGTCATCATCATACCGCCAATCACTCGTACCTGTGTTCGCTTGGTTTTTTCTGCGTGTAACTTCAATCGTATAACCTGCCGTGATGATGTCACTCATCAAGTCAAGTTCCGATGGGTTGCTATTGATGTTTCTGCGATACTGCCTCTCGGTGTTCATTTCATCAAGGCCGTTGTATTCTTCGGCTTCCCATTTATTGTAACCGATTGTAATCGTGCCATAAACTAAATCTTTTGCCGTTGTAAATGTGGCTTTGTTTAATAGTCCAACATCAACAATGATGGTGCTTTGGTAAAAATCTTCAATGTTTGCAATCGATAACTCTGTGTCGTTATTGTTGAAACCCCAACCGATGTTAAATATCTTACGGCATTGGTCAAACATAAACTCGTAGTTAGTAAACAACTGCGGAACACTCGGCTCGGTTACGTTGCGGAGCATTGACCCCTTTGTTACTGAATAACGCTCCAAGCAGTCACGCAAATTTGGCTCAACTTCAAGTGTCGGGCAATCGGTAGGTAGGTATGCAGTCGGCAACCATTCAAGTAGGTTTGGAAGATAAACGGAGTCGGTTACGGATGTTGGGTTGGTGCTATTCGCTTCCATATTGAAGTAGTTTACACCGCCTGCATCGTAATCAACACTTATATCAACCGTATCAATTCCACCTGTTGATGTTTGTTTAACAATATCTAAATTGAAAAAAAAACTTAATTGGTCAAATGCTATTTGTGGATTATTACAAGTGCCTGTAAAAGACACATCAAAATTAATAACTAACGGAGTGAATGCTACTAAAGCCGTGCTTGCTATTAATGTGCTTCCTAATACTTGAGAATTTTGAATAAACCCTGCGTGTTCTGCAAAAATGTACACATCAATAGGGCCTTGATAGCTTGCCGTAATAGTCATTGTTCCTTTGCACCTCCATTCAATATCAATTGTTGTAACAATATTTTCGGAAACAGTAGCATTGTAAATTGACAAGTTAGTGTAAGCAGGCCAAACATCAGCTATTTTTGGAAAAATTAAAACATCTTGTCGAGCAAAATCAACATAAACAAGTGATGGTGAAACATTGGTCACATTAAAATCACCAAACTCCATAATCGGATTGTTTGGCAAATAAACAGGAAAATAATAAAATCTACCCCCAGTCAAAGTGATAGCATCATCGTGATGCCCACTCCAATTTGCACCATCATCATTATTTGCCTTGTTTTGTAACAATATATCTTGCCCCTCAATATTTAATGGGTTATACCCCATCGGTGCAATCGTTTCGCCATCGAAGTTTTCCGTTGACAATACGTTGACATCTTGCCCCATACGTGACAGAAATATATCTGCACATCGTGTGGTCGTTACTGAACACTTGATAAAGCAGTAGTCAAGGCATTGCCGTTCAAGTGTATTGAAGTCAAACTTGCCTTGGAAGTATGTTGTGTAGCCATCACCATCAGCGCACTCGTATTCAATGAGCAGTTGATAGTTGCCATTTGCGCCCTGTGCGTTGTACTCTGCCAACAATAAGTCGTATGCCGTATCAACCCACTCAAAGTCGGATGTGTTGATGTTGCTAAATATGCCGTGGTGCGACATATTGCGAGTGAATGAACACGAAATGCCATCCCACCCCACAGGTTCTTCAACAATGGTTGAAATGTTGTTGCTATCGATTAACCTAAATTGCCAAATCATACTTTTATACGCATTTTAGTGTTGCGAAATTCGGTTCGGCTGTGCATCTTCTCAACGTACTTGTTAAAGCCATTTTCATCAATGCTGATGTTCACATTTGACTTGTTGCGCTCCAACACCTTTCCGAGTTTATCGTAGTCAAGTGATTTTTTGCTGCTACCTTGCGCTGATTGATATTGCGATGCGAGTTCAAACGTGCCGTTTGCAAGTGCCGTTAGTATGTTGTTGGCAAATGTCGGCTCAACTTCTCTATTGTGTATGGCCGACAATGCCGGGAAGTAATCACTATTGACCGCAGCAGGTACAACACGTTCACCGTGCGATAGGTATGCAAGGTTGTTGTCGCTTCTTCCTGTGCCTGCGCCAACGAGAAACTCTGTACCATCCGCAAACTTTGGCGGCTTCGTGTTTGAAATAATTGCGATTTGTGCTGCACCTGCGATGCCTGCGCCAACCGCCCCAGGTATACCCGCAGGATAACCCAATGTTGCAAATGATTTAGTTACCGCCAATGCCGTGTTGATGATGGCTTGTGCAATGTCCGCTTGCTTTTGTTGCTCCCACGCTTGCCTTTTTAACTTGGCTTCTTCTTGTGCGTATCTCTTTTCAATCTGCGCACGTTGCGCTTCGGTTAAGTTTTTATTTGCAAGTTCGTTCTCACGTAAGAGGTTTAGTTGCTCAATCTCGGCATCGAATGTGGCTTGGCGGTTTTGTTGACCGATAGTGAATAAGGTATCACTTATTACACGTGCTTGGTCGACAATAAATGCTGCCTTTTGCCTTTCTAATTCAATCGACTTTTTGGATGTATCAACTTCGGCTTGATACCTTTTTCTCAACTCTGCATAAATCTGCTCGGATGTTGTCAATCTGCCCTCTTGTGCTATGTCTGCGTAATCTTTGTCAACCTGCTCTTGTGTCTTTTTAAATTCGGTTTGTATGTCGGTTTGTGCGTAGTAGTTTTGCTTTAACTGATTTGTTGAAGCTACATCAATCTGCGCTTTCTTAATGGCCGCTTCTTGTTCTGCACGCAAACGTTTGTCGATTTCCTCGTATATCTCTTGCGATGTTTTAAACCTGCGGTCTTGTGCTAATTCAGCGTACATCGCATCAATCTCATCAACGCTTTTAAAATACTCGGTTTGAATTTCTTCTTGCCTTATCATATTACGTTGCAACTCTTCGGACAATGCAGCCAACAAAATAGCACGTGCATTGGCATCGGCTTCCGCTTTCTTGCGTGCTTCATCTGCTTTGGCATCGGCTTCTTTTTGCGCTTTTTCTCTCAATGCTTTTTCTTCATCCGCTTGCTTCTTGTCAAATTGAGCATTGAGTAATGCTTTTTCACGCTTTAATTCAACTTCCTTGTTTACAAGTTCGCCTAATTTTGCATAATAATCCTTGTCACCTTTCATCAAATAACCTCTCTGCCTACTATTTGCATCAAGTTCTTCTTGTATGCCTTTTAATCTTGCATCTAATATTTCCTTATCACTTTTGCCCTGCGCTTGTGCTAAATCGGCTTGAAACTTATAACCATCGGAACGTATCTTACCTATGCGTTGGTAAAGGTCTAACTGCGCCAACAACTGCTTTTCGGCTCTTTCCATTTCTTCAGTTAAACGTTGTTGTTTGTCCTTGGCATCATTCATTGATAATGCAAGACCTGCCACGGCAGCAATAACCAACGACAACCCCATCGTAGCTGCTGCCATTGATGTGGTGATGGTAACACCTAACACACGACTGCTGACCGTTGCCAACTTCTGCGCCCCATCTAAAAACAATGTCTTGGCTGCGTTTTCCGATGTGGCTAACGCTGCAATCTCTTGCACACCTGCAAGCAATGCCATAGCTGCTTGTGCTTTCTGTGCTGCTTCGGCCATCTGCTTGTTTTCAGTTCCAAACAAGGCCGTTGCCCCTGCGGCAACAGATGCGGCTGCGGCAACACCTTTCATTGCGCCAACAACTGCATCAATTCGCTTCGTGTCGGATGATAACGCTTTGATTTTTTCGTTCACATCACCCAAATGGTCGGTCAACTCTGCGGCTCTTTTGGTCATTTGCTCTAACTCTTTGCCGCTAAAATTACCCGATGCAATCTGCTTTTTAAGGTCACGCAATTCCGCTTTGAGCGACTTTGCCCCTTGCATTGCCTCGGTGCTGCTATTGGTAAATTGTTCCAACTCATTTGCCGCTTTGCCGAGTACATTCTGCGACATCGTTTTCGCCAAATCTTCAACTTCATTCGACAACTTGCCAAACTCGGTAGCGGACTTGTTCACGTTTTGTATGAACTCCTTTTGTTCTTGATTTATTGCGTTAAATTTGGCCGCATCTTCATCGGTTATTTTGCCGAGTAGTTGCAACTGCTTAATCGCAGGTTCAAGACCCGATGTGTCGGCTACAAACTTTATTATTATATTTTCCACTAACGTTTGGTTTGTTGTGGTTTAGGTGGTGTCTTCTTTGCTTCGTTTGCAAAGAAAAAGAAATCGTACAAAGATAATAAATTTATCGGATAATTAGCGGGCAAATATTTTAACACGGTTAGCTTCAATCTTTCTCGGCTTGCAATTCCCTCTCTAATGTTTGCAATGAAAGAATATCCTGTTGTATCTTGTCCATCTTTTCTACTATGTTCAAATACATCAGGGAAGTGTCGCCTGATTTCTGCAAAAACGGCACTAATTTCTTTATTGGCATTGACAAAAAAAAACTATCACCAGCATTCTCTTTCCAATTCGCAATCTTTTTCTCATTCATCTTGAAGTCGTAACGTGTCAATGGCTCGTTCTTGTCCACAAATGCTACCGATGCAACCTTGTAAATGATGTCTTTGCTTACGATATAATTGCAACGTTCTTCAAAGCGTGCCTGCAACTTTATAATCTCGTTGAGGTTAATCTTTCGTGGGTCGGATAATAGTTGGTTCATCTTTGCATTGTATGCTTTTAGGTAGTCGTTAGTGACACCGTTTTGCATTTCTTGGTAGAACGTTAACGCTTCCAGCCCACGCTCGTAAGGTAGATTGTTCTTGTCAACGAACTCAAAGTATTCAACACCATTGCAGGTGAATGCGTACTCCAAAGGATAGTCGGCTTTATACGTTGGCTTCGATTTCTTGAATAGTTTTAACAACATTGTTTACGGTTATTTTTTTTGTTCGTGTATAGTAAATAAGTTGGTCGCTGCCCTTAACGTAGGTGCGCTTCTTTTCTGCCCCACCACATCCGCAACTCTCGCGTTTAAACTGCCAACCTGCCTCGGTAATTATTCGTTCGTGTGTTCCCATGTCATGTAGAATATCGCTGATAGTAAACCGTTAAGTCCGCATAAAGCAAGTAAGTATAGAATGATATTGAAGTCGGGCGCAAAGTAAAGCCAACCTAATACCCCCCACACCGATGACATACACGGTGGGCAGTCGTACAATGGTTTGCGTATGTACTCGTTCCAATCATCGTTAACGAATGGTTGTAGGAGCATACCGTGTCGTGTCAGCACGTGAATGCCCATAATAATCAAGCTATTCAGCGCAAGTGCATGGAATACTGACATAGTCGTTGTCGGTTTGAATGTTTGTGAAATTGATGTTGATGCCGTTGTAGGTCACATCGCAATGGGTAAACTCAAAAGGTGCGCAGTTAGTTGCATCGTTGTAGAACTCAAACACGACCTCGCCTGTGCCAACGTGCCAATGGTTCTCATTGCTGATGGTGAACTCGTTAGTGTAGCCATTGAATATTATCGGTTGTTGCACAGATGCGCCCGATTGAAACGTGAACTTAACGTGCCAATCATCTGCCGAGGTGATGCCCGGTATTGAGAAGTTGAGGTCGCTTACGCAACCGCTTACTGACTGCGTGTAGTGTGTTGAGCAAATCATTTTTTGATGCCGTAAAAATACAAATCTTGCGGGAACGTTGTGCGTGCCTTGAACTTGTATTGAGTAAATATCTTATCAATGTCAACCTCCGCACGTATATCGGCTTCGGTTAGGTTCTTGTAATAATCGGTGGTGAATGGACTATCTTTAGGTGATGTGCGCTTCGTGCCGTGTTCGGGTCTGCCCTCGGTAGCGCAAGTGAATATAAACAAACCGCCTTTTTTAAGTAGCTTGTTGCAAATGTTTCTCAATGTGTCACCGTAGTGGCTATCGTGTTCAAAGCACTCGGTACTTATCACAACATCGAACTTTGTTTTGGTCTTATATTCGTGGCCACTACAAACCTCATCAACATTCGCACCCTCACCAATGTCGATGCCTGTGTAGTCGCATTGCTCAAACAGGTAGCAATTGTTGCCGTTGATATCTAAACTCCCGACATCCAACACGGTAACACCGTGGAAGTATTCGGGATGTGCGACCTTAACGAGGTTGCACCATTCTATTTGTTCAGCGTGTGCCATATTTTGCTATCTTGTTCCGCAATGGCTATAAACTCGGCCTCGCGTGATGTTGTACTCATTTCGGTGTTAACCCTTATGCCATTGATGTTGTAGCGGTTTGGTAGCTTCTTAAACAACCAATCATCACCGTAACTAACACGTAACTCATTTGGTATGGGTGGATAATCCTCATTGCGCATCAGCATTAAACATCCCCATCCGTGACCGCGTGAGTGCGTGTGTGAAACCGATGGGTAGTCCAATTCGATTTCAGTTTCGTAACAAGCCGACCCGATGCCGAAAATGTCCCCGTAATCGGGTTCTAATTCAAACATCTTGCTGGCATTGAAATTGATATCATCGTTGCAAAGCGCGATAAATGGATAGGTAGCAGCGTATACTCCCATATTCCAACTCGGATTAACGTAATTGTTTTGCCCATTTGAAATGATTTTAACTTTACCGCCCTCGGCTATTTGACCGTTATTGTTGTCAATGATGATGACTTCGCCAACACGACTGCATTGAACGAGGTCGCTAATCAATCGCAGCGTTCGTGTGCTGCGCCATAGTGTCGGAATGATTACGGAATACATCTTTGCAAATGTAGTAATTTTTGTTTACGTTGTAATAAAATTATTCAAAAATACATTACAGGCATACCGAAACGTGTCGAGTGCATCGGCCTGTTGTGCAGGGTCGTTACGGTCTTGTTTTTTCAATGTACCATCAGCCAACACCGAAACGTTTTCTAAATCGAATTGAAGTGCCTTTGTTTTGTGTTTATGCAGTCGTACATTGCCTCTGCTCAATAACGAGTTGACAAGCACTCTATTCTCGGCTATCTTTGGGTTGATAGTAGGCACTTGGAATTGTCGCATATTCAAGTTGAGTTGTGTTGCAATTATCTTGTAGTAGTTGAGGTTATCCGCTACCATTGCGCTTCCCGACTTCCCCGAAGCATCACCTGTGACAATGTACAAGCGGTTACCGTATACGGTTTTAATGTAGTCGCACATTTGGTAAATGTCGGAGTTGGGTATCTTTATGGTTTCATACACATCAATGGAGTTGAACCTATCCGTTTGAACCACGGAGCAGGTCATTGGATTGCGGTTGAAGTCGAACGACAATATCGTTTCGCGTGCTGGGTTGAGGTCGAACTCGGCCAAGTGTTTACTCGGCTCGTAAGCGTATGCCCACAACATTGAACCAATGCTCACATCCTCGGCCATGTACTCGCACAGAAAGAATAATGGGTCGGTTGTTAACTTTGCGCTTTCAATCTCATCGGGGTCTATAAATGGGTTGTCATACGTGCTGAACTTCCACGACTGCCACTCGTGTATGAACTTGTCAACGGTTGCTCTTTGGTGCAACTCTTTGAAATAGGTCTTGCCAAACTGCGGGGTTGAAAGAAACCACGCATCACCCTTGAAATCGGTTAACGTTGCCCTTATAGTTCCATTCCAAGCGGTTTGTAAATGGCTCGCTTTCTCGCACTCATCAATCACAACACGCTTATACTTACGGCCTCGACCACTATCGGGGTCATCCATTGACCACATATCAATTACACCATCAGTAATCAATCGTATTTGTTTCAACTGCTCGGACTTGGACTTGATGACATCGTGTACAATGTGCTTGATGATGTTCCAAAACTCCTCTAAATCCTTGTATGTTGGTGCGTAGTACGCTACCGGGAAGCCATCCAATGCAGGTTCAATGATTAACTCCTCTGCTAACGATGTCTTGCCGAACCTGCGACCGCACTTAAGCACGTTGAAACGCTTGGCAGTATCAATAATGTGCTGCTGATTTGCGTGTCGTTTGCGTAACTTGATTTGGATTTCACTCACGAATGACTTTGATTGTTGACAATGTTACTTCCCCACTTACATCGGACTTAACAGGCATCACAAATTTGAACATTGATACCATTATCTTTGCCCAATCAGTTGGGTTGTCCTCTCTTATTTGGTTCATCGTGTCATTAAAATGTAACAACTGCCCATCGATGGCCGTGTTAATCATTTCTTTGGCTTTCATTGTGGCTTGGTTAGGTCTGCCCTTTCGACTACCCCCACCCGATTTCTTTCCGTATGCCATTTATTTCGCTTTTAAACGCATTTTGCGACAAAGGTAATACAAATCATCGACTGATGCAAATAAAATCAACCTGCGATGAATTTAGCATACCACCCATGCCACGTTTCAAAATCCTTGGCAATCACATACACACCCCCAGCGCGTTCAATGTCTGCTTGGTACTTCTTCTGCACTTCGGATTGCCTATCCTTGCCTATTTTAATTTCCACCTTGACCGCTCGGCCTTTGATTGTGGCCGACAAATCACTACTTCCGTTCGTTCCCGTGCCTTTAATATACCGCCCCGTTCCCGCCTTGCGTGTTTGACCCATTACGTTCACATAGGTGTAGCTTTCATCTACATATCGGCCTGTGTTCTTAATGCGCTCGGCTTGCCATCCCTCCGCTTGCAGGAATGCAACAATGGCTTTTTCCAAACCGTTGGCAGTTTTGTCCGAATGCTTGACAGGAACCAATGCATGCTCGGGGAAGTTTGGGTTGTCCCTGCGCTTGATTTCAAATAGGTAAGTGTTGAGGTCTTTGATTGTCATCGGTTGCAAATATAAGCATTGTTTTGAATGTCAAGAAAAATTACTTTTTGGATTATTACCGAATTATTACCGACTTTATTACTAAAAAATTACCACGGCAAACCCTTGCTACTACTATATAATATATATATATATATATATATATTATATATAGTAATAAAGAAATACGGAAAACTCCCACGTTTCTTATATTGCGAAAAAACACCGTAGTTATGTTCACTTTTTGCGAATTTATTACTTTGCTGATTATCATATAGTTAGTTAGTAATAGTAATTTTAGTAAGATTACTTTTAGAAATCAACAGCATCCTCGATTGATGCCTTATTTTTCCTAACATCCTCATTATAAACTCGATAAGGATTTGTGAACACAAACGGCAATCCTGTCTTTTGCGAGGTCGAATTGGCATCTGGAAACCCTTTGTACTTTTTTGTTTCCAAATTGACCATTTTCATTTCATCCTTTAAAACTTTGCGGATGTAACTGATTGAAATTTGATTGTTAGTGCCAAACCATTTTTCTTTAATGTCCTTTGCCGTTACTTCAACCATATCGATATTGTCATTGTTAGCAAACCAATCAATAAATAGATATTCGATTTCTTTGCGTAATTGGCTTTTGCTTTCTTCCTTAACTATTTCTAACGACTCGGTCATTATTTCTTCCTTGGTGAATACCATGCGCGATTTGCTAAAATCTATTTCAGGCAGTTGCAATAAGTATTTAATAAATTTTGGTATTTCGTTTTTAAGGTCATTTTCGATGTTGGTGTTTTTCTTCCCGGTAATAGGTTTAATTTTTCGCACCCAAAAACGTATTTCTTCTTCATCTATACGCATAAAATCACTTTCTTTATTCGTGCAAAGAATAATTTTGCCGTAAAAAGGTACGGAGTAATGACTCACAAACTTTTGCGACACCGATATTGTTTTTGCCGTTGCCAATGATTTTAATTTTTCAATAGCATGCACTTTGTCAATGGTAGTTTCATCAATCATAATGATGTTTTTTGTCGCATACGCATCATTAAAATTCGATGTTAAGTCGGATGGGTTAATAAGTGTTGAATTTTCGCCAAATAACATCTGTATCCAATTTAAAAATGTGGTCTTACCTGTTTCACGCTCCGAAGAAACAAGTGCCAATACAGGTGCAATTTGTCGCGGGTACTGATACAAAATTTTCATGTATTTCAAACCGTGTTCTAAATGTTCGCCAAAAATATGGTTCATCAATCCCATTGTAACAGGAATGTTAGTTTGTTCAATATCATCAATAGCTTTATCGTGTGCAAATTTTGCATATAAATTATAGCAGTTGTTAAGCACAGGTTTGTAAGTGATGTTATCTGGGTAAATAGTAAAATCATCAAATTTAAAAATCATGTTCAGTAATTGCTTTCCGTGGTCTTGTTTGATTTCATCTTTCTTCCAAGGTTTGAGCAATCGATTGTGTGATCCAAATCGGTCTTTTTTGTCAATCAATTTAAAATAGTCAGTACCGACCCGAATGTAAGGTATTTCGGATTTCATCAGCGTAAAGTGAACGTATGACATAGCTGCGAAATTATCACCTTTAAATTTAACGGCAGATAGCAACATAAACTTTGACAACTTCGCACCCACGGCAAGTTGATAATCGTTTTTTTTGACCACCTCAACAACATTGTTTTTGTTAAGTGTAAACGTGACTTTATTCAGTTCA